GGATAAGGCCGATGCCTGGAGATGATTATATAGTAAATATTGATAATCACCCTCTTGGATTTCTGATACCCCTCATCCGTTGACACATCGGGCAAAAAGTTTGCTGTTATTTTATCTATTGGAACGGCTTTTACGTTATATACAGGGGATTTGTATTCAACAGGGTAGCTGCCATCATCAAGATGAGTTTCATCACCTTTGAGTGGTGGGTTAAAGGCACATATTAAAACAACCTCCTCTAAAGCCTCGAAGTAGTGTGGGTCATTTTTATCTAAGACATAAGTAATATCGGGCTCTATAGAAAATTCTTCTCCACTTTCGGCGTTTGTTAAAACTCCTTTTCCAGATACACAGTAACAACTTTCAAGATGATTTTTATAGTGCCAAAACTGTTTTCCATTAACGGGTATTATAGTTTTTGTCATACCAAAACCCATACCGTCAGACTCAAGAAGGATTCTATTACTTGTAAACCCTCCTTTCGGGCATTCAACGACTCTATTTTCTGTTAGCTCTTTTGTATTTATTACTCTCATTTGCTTTCCCCTATTGTTTTATATTTTTCTACTATTGACTTAGCTTGTATATCAACTTGTCTGCCACCTTCAATAAAATGGGCCTTCTGCTCCTTTCTAGTTTTTTCTAAGGCTGTTAGTAACTTCCCAATATCTAAAGATACCCTCTTGGATTTCTGATACCCCTCATCCGTTGACACATCGGGCAAAAAGTTTGCTGTCTCCTTAACCGTATCTATTTGACTGCTAATCTCATCATATTCAACTATACTAATTGATGTACTCATAACCTACCCCTTATTCATTGATTTCATTTTAGTTAATATTTCTTTATCTAATCGGCTTGCTATGTATTTCTTGTATTCTTCTAATCCCACGAACTCCTCATTAAAAGCTGGGTCATCATTGTTAACCATCTCGGTAACTCTATCGATAACATCAACTAGAGAGGCAGCGCCTTCCTTCTCAAGTTCATTACATTTAGCCTTGTGTTTCATCTTGTCTTTAGGAAAAGAGTTGAATAGGGCTTCATAGGCTGTTTCTTGAATTGATTTAGTGAACAAGAAGAAATCTAAACTTTTCTCTTCATCCTTCAAGGAATGAAATTTCTTTTCTTGATCTGCTGTAAAAGGCTTTGTATTGGCATCTGTAGGCAAGTCCTCTCCAGCATAGATATAGTGACCTAAGCCAAACATTGCCAGACATTTAGTTAAACAACGCATTCTAGCTGTATTGATAGCCATTGAGTCAGGATTAATAATAGCTTTGTTTTTATAGTCTATAACAGGTAGCCACATAGTTCTTTTATGGTCATGTATATTCACTGTTACCCATACTTCAGCACTGCCATTATCAAGAAAAATAACGTCACCCATCGAATAAGTAGACTCAGGGTAATGCTCCATTAAAACACCCCAAGCCCAAGCCCACGAAAGGTATGTTAAATTTCCTTTCTTCTCTGTATGTTTGCTTACATCTATACTGTGTAAAACATCCCAAATAGTTTTTAAGTCTGCCATGATTAAAACCCCACCTTATTTTCTGCTATATCTCTAATATGGTCACATTCTACATAAGTTATCTTGATAAGATTCCAGGCATTACGCTCTACTTTTGACGCTCCAAAAGTCATAGGAACGCCGTTTTTCATAGGCAGCGATTGATATAAATCAACTAATGCTTGAGCCTCATCTATTCTTAACTCTGTATGACAAGATAATTCCCTGGCATCCGTTAAGATGTTCTCTAATATATAACCAGTTACCCGGCTTTGAAACTCTAGCTCTTCGCTTACTTCCCAGTTTTGAGCTTTTATATAAGCGTTTGTTTCTTCTGATACTCTGCATTTTTTCATTGTTTTTCCCCTTTGTTAGATTACATCTTAACATGTCTTTGAAATTATTTGCAACTAATTATTGAATTATTTTGCAATGCTGTTATTGTACAAACTCAACTGAGGATAAAACATGCTATACACACAAGAAGAATATTATAACAATTTCAAGCGTAAAGATGAGTCTAAAGAAGCATTTATAGATAGAGTATTTGTGCCTAAATTTGGCCGTACTAATAGGTCTTGGTATAACGATATAAACCGCACTTATATACTAAAGATTAGAAGCTTTGAGTATGCTTTCAAGTTAATTAAACTTTATGAAAAAGGAATATGATAATTTTATAAAAACCAAAAAGAAAGACTTTATATCTAGTGGATTCGATATTGATAATGAACTATTAAATATAAATGAGTTTGAATTCCAAAAATATATAGTTCAAATTGCACTATCTAAGGGTAAGTTTGCTGTTTTTGCTGATTGCGGTTTAGGTAAAACTATTATGCAATTAGACTGGGCGCATCAAGTATCTATTAAAACTAATAAGCCTGTATTAATCTTAGCTCCTTTGGCTGTTTGTAAACAGACTATATCTGAAGGATTGAAATTCGATATAGAAATAAATGAACTAAAAACAGATGTTATAGGCTCTGGAATATATATTACCAATTATGAACAGTTAAAAAATATCGACCCATCCCTTTTTTCAGGAATAGTTTTAGATGAATCCAGCATTCTAAAAGGGCGTGATGGAAAAATGTCTAGGCTTATTATTGATTCGTTTTCTAATACTCCATATAAATTAGCTTGCACCGCTACGCCATCACCTAATGATCATATGGAATTAGGGCAGCATTCTGAATTTCTAGGCGCTATGACTTATTTGGAAATGTTATCTATGTTTTTTGTGCATGATGGTGGTGAAACTTCAAAATGGAGATTAAGAAAACATGCCGCTGATAATTTTTGGCAATTCGTATCTGATTGGTCTATTGCTTTAGATAATCCTAAATCTTTAGGTTTTGATGATAATGGTTATAACCTTCCTGAAATTGAATATATAGAACATTTTATACCTGTTGAGAATGAATCGGATGATTTATTTGGGAATGTTGGAGTAAGCGCAACCGATATCAATAAAGATTTAAGGCGATCAATGCCAGATAGAATTAATAAGGCTGTTGAGTTAGTAAATTCTAATGATGAGCAATGGATAATTTGGGGTTTGCAAAATGCTGAAACTGATAAATTATCTAAAAAAATAGAGGGTAGTTTTAATGTTCAAGGTAGCGATAAACCTGAATATAAAGCTGATAAGCTTGTGGGTTTTGCTAATAATGAATTTAGAGTTTTAGTAACTAAGCCGAGCATAGCAAGCTTTGGCATGAATTATCAAAATTGTTTTAACATGGTTTTTTGTTCTTATGATTTTAAATTTGAAGCTTTCTATCAAGCAGTAAGAAGGTGTTATAGATTCGGGCAAACAGAGAAAGTTAAAGTTCATTTATTAATTCCTGAATCACAGATAAACGTAAGGCAGAGCATTTTAGATAAACAAGAAAAACATTTTTCTATGATTAAAGAAATGACTAAATACAGCGCAGATAAAAATTATAAAGTGAGCAAACCAATGGAAGTTAAAACTAAAGAAATAAAAAAAGAAAATTATCATTTAATAAATGGGGATTGTGTTAAAGAGGTTGCAAAATTACCTGATAATAGTGTTGATCTATCAGTTTTTAGCCCACCTTTTGCTGAATTATATGTTTATTCTGATAAAGCTGAGGATATGGGTAATGTATCTAATTACAAACAATTCGAAGATCATTTTAAATATTTAATACCAGAATTAAAAAGAGTTATAAAACCCGGTCGAATATGCGCTATTCATTGTATGGACCTTCCTATTCAGAAGGGTAAAGAAGGATTTATTGGCTTAAGAGATTTTAGCGGCATGTTAGTTGACTGGTTTATTAAAGAAGGTTTTATATATCATGCTAGAACAACGATATGGAAAAATCCAGTTACAGAAATGCAAAGGACTAAAAGCTTAGGTCTTTTGCATAAAACAATAAAAAAAGACTCTGTTATGAGTCGTGTTGGTATTCCTGATTATATATTGTTTTTTAGGAATGGTGATGGAAACGAAAACCCAATAACCCACCAGGATACCAATCCAGAAGAAAGAGATTATCTGCCAGTTGATTTATGGCAAAAATACGCTAGCCCAGTTTGGTATGATATTGATTATTCAAGAACACTTCAATATAGATCAGGCCGCGATGGGAATGATGAGAAGCATATATGTCCTTTACAGCTTGATACGATAGAAAGGATTTTACATTTATATTCTAATGAGGGTGATACTGTTTTAAGCCCTTTTGGCGGTATAGGTAGTGAGGGTTTTTGTGCTATTAAAAATGGTCGAAAATCTATAAGCATAGAATTAAAAGAAAGCTATTTTAACTTGAATGCTAAAAACCATGAAGACGCTGTTATAGAGTCAAATGAATTAACATTATTTTAGGGGGAATTATGAAAAGAGAAAACTGGAAAGATAGAATAGACGAGGTAATTAAGGCCGCCAAAACCATGACAAGAAGTGAAGCAGCATCTAGTCTTGGCACTACAAATGACAATTTTAGGCATATTTGCAAAAGGTATAATATTGATATTAGAGAGAGAAAGCCATACGCAACAAGAAGCATTTCTATTAGTAAAAAAGATAAATCAAATATAGAACGTACTAATGATTTAATAATGATGAGATGGTAGTTATAAACCTATTGCATAACATAGCTTGTTAAGTATAATTTATGTCATGGGGGCTTCGGGTTAAGCTCCGATTGGTAAATTAGGTTTTCGATTCCTTGCCTAATTTATAATCCCCCTATTTTTTTAATGCTAGAGGAATGAAAAAACAGGATTAGTAGTAATGAATTATTACCCTCATCATATAGGCGATTTTAACCACGCTACCAGACATTTAAACCGCATAGAACGTAGTATATACCGCGATTTAATAGAGCATTATTATGACACAGAACAGCCTTTAAGTCTGGATATTGTATTGCTTTGCCGAAAGATATTAGCCATATCATTAGAAGAGATAACAGCCGTTGAACAGGTGTTGCAAGAGTTCTTTACTGAGACTGAAGAAGGTTACATTAACAACCGTTGCCAAAACACTATTGATACATATCAAAATTCAATACATAACAAGAGTAAAGCAGGCAAGGCAAGTGCTAAGGCCCGCAAAGCCAATAAACAAAAGGGTTCTAGCAATTCAACAGGTGTTGAACAGGTGTTGAACAAATGTAGTTCAGGTGTTCACAACCAAGAACCAATAACCAAGAACCAAGAACCAAAGGAAAAGATACCCTACCCGCAAATTGTCGAATCTTATAATAATAACTTTGCTAACTCTGTTGAAGGTAGAGGAATTATTAAACTTGAGAATATTACAGCCGATAGAAAACGAGCTATTAAAAAACTAATTGAGCATTCTAAAAAATTAGATATCGAGCATTGGAATAACTATTTTAAATACTGTGCTGGCGTACCTTTCCTGAATGGCTCTACTGATAAATACAAAGCAGATTTCGATATGTTAATCAGAGTCAAGAGTTATATTAAAAACACAGAGGGAGGCTACCAATGAGCAATGAAGCAGAAATCAATATAATTGGGAACATGGTTAGAGACTCTAAACAGCTAATCGAGGTAGATTTAAAGCCCGAAGACTTCCTAAACCATAATCATGCATTACTTTGGGAAGGTTTGCTAAACATGCAAGCATCTAACCAATTTATCGACACAACCACATTCTTTGATTACATAACTAAACATCATCCTGAAAACACCATCATTTTTGATATATTAGTAGAAATCCTTAATAGCTACTTTTCAGCCTCTAACAGCGATATTTATGCCAAGGTAATACGTAGGGATAGCCTAAGTGCTGAATTAACCGCTATGGGGCAGGAAATAGCCTTAATAGGCGAATCCTACGGTGACTTTGATGAGAAATTAGGAAAAGCCCAAAATTTGATAAATAAGTTCAATGAAAAGGGTGATTCTAAAGAGGTAGGAATTAATGAGGAATTAGGCAGTTATCTTGATGAATTGCAGCGCAGAATGGATAACAAAGGGATTGATGGTTTATCGACTGGTTTTAATGATTTAGATGCAAGATTTTATGGCTTTAAACCTGCTGATTTAGTCATTTTAGCTGGAAGGCCAGCAATGGGTAAGACGACACTAGCTATTAATATAGCTGATCATAACGCGATGATCGGCAAGAATGTTCTTGTATTTAGTATGGAAATGCCAAGGCAGCAATTATTAGACAAGTCACTAGCCAGCCTGTCTAAAATTCATCTACAGAGATTAAAAACTGGTGATTTACAAGAAGAGCACTGGTCCACTTTAACTCTTGCTATGAGCCAAATGAAGGACAAGAAAAGATTTATAGATGATAGTGGTTATCAGACAGTTCAAACAATAACTGTTAAATGTAAACGCCATCAAATTAAACATGGTTCCATTGATTTAGTCGTTATTGATTATCTTCAGCTTATTTCTAGTAAGTCTAAAGAGGGTAGAACTAATCAAATAACCGAGATATCGAGAGGTTTAAAACTACTAGCTAAGGAATTGGGATGCCCTGTAATAGCTCTAAGCCAATTAAACAGAGGGTTAGAGGCTAGAAAGGATAAACGCCCTCTTATGTCTGATTTACGCGAATCGGGAGCAATTGAGCAGGATGCCGATATTATAGGATTTATATATAGAGATGAGGTTTATTATCCTGACGGGTTTAATAACAAAGGCGTAGCAGAATTTAATACTGCTAAGTTTAGACACGGTGAAACGGGTTCGGACTTGCTTTCTAGCCAGTTACATTTAAGCAGGTTCGACAATTTACTCCCGCTAAGATAAAAAGTATTATTAGTGTAAATCCTATTATTATTTCTTTAGTCATTAATCAAACTCCAATACCTTAAGGAAATCTTGCTCTGTCATACCTTGACCGTATCTACTTAGAAATGCGGTTACACACCGACTAAATAGCTCTTGAAACTCTAATTCCCCCATTTCCTCAAAATTGATGCTTTTAGGCCAGTATTGAACAATAGGTTCGCCCCCTTTCTTGTCGGGTATAATCACCGTTTCAAAGTGACCGCCTAGCATTATCAGGTGCTTTCTCCATATTTCAGGGCATTCAAAGCAATCTTGAATATCAAAGGTTACATTTCTAAGCTCAAAGAATCGCTTCAAGTTTCGATAGTTCCTACCCTTAATACACTCTACCATTGCATCCGTTTCTATTTTTTTAAATAGCTTTTCTGCTTCTGGTGAGTCAGGGAATAAACCCCCGTTAGCTTTCTTGAATGTTGCTTTCATTTACAAAATCCTGTACATCACTCAATAAAATAACCGTTTCTCTTATTAGGTCTTCATACTCTTCTAGTAGATTGTCAATCATATTTTACAATGCCTCACTAGCATCTCTTTACTAACAAGCCCGTATTGATAAAGCTCTCTAATACACTTATGCCTAGCCTTGATCGCTCTAATTCTAGCCATTTGCTCTTTAGTTAAATTAGGGATATCTATTTTTTGCTGTCTCATCCGTTAAAACCTCCACTATTTGATTGCTCTTTGTGCGGCTCATAATTTGTATTGGGTAGTAAATTGTCGAACCTGCTTAAATGTAACTGGCTAGAAAGCAAGTCCGAACCCGTTTCACCGTGTCTAAACTTAGCAGTATTAAATTCTGCTACGCCTTTGTTATTAAACCCGTCAGGATAATAAACCTCATCTCTATATATA